TTCCTATGGATACACCGCCTGAAGGAAAAGTTTGCATTACTTGTGTAAATGTAATAACCCCACCAGCAGAACCTGATGAAGATGTAAACCATTTATGTGAACCTGTATTTTGTTCGTAATTAGAAGCTGCTGATGAATTTTTATATATCCAATTGCTTCCTGTGTAATAAGCATTTGCACCAACAATTGCTTGACTGCTTGATGCATAATTTAAAAAAAATGTTCCATTTGGTAATTCATAAACTTTTGCTGATGCTCCCCATCCACTAGGTGTAGCACCAACACCTAAATTAGAACCATCAAATTGTAAGTTTGAACTTGTATTTAATACAGAATTTGAACTAGCGTATAAAATTCCATTAACTGTAAATGAACTTAAATTAGTTCCACCTTTAGCAGTTCCAAGAACTCCTGTACTAGATGCACCTTCAGCAAGAAATGATAAATTACGAGGAATTGTCATTAACTAATTGCTCCAAAAGTTTTCCAAATGCCAGGTGTTCCAGATGTTGTGCAAACCCATCCAATATTACCACCAGAAGTAGGAGCAGTATTATATACAATATCTCCAACAATCCAAGTTCCAGTTGTTGGATAAGTATTTTGCCATAATATTTTTCCAATGTTTCCTGTAGCAGCAGTTCCAGAACCAGATAACATATAACCAACACCACTATAAGTTCCTGTGCCGTAATTACCTGTTGCATATTGATATACGTTATTAAATGTAACTCTACCTGTAGATGATCCATTGCTCCAAACAATAGGAGTTGATGAATCAAACGATCCACCCATAACTATAATATCCCTACTTGAAGCAAAGAAATTATGTAAGATATATGCACTAGCACCTGTAAATGTATTGTCTGTTAAAACTAAAGTTGCATAAGACAAACCACTTCCAAAATTTACTTGTAATATTCCAAGAAATTCATTATTTGAAATTGATACTAATGGATATTTAAAATCATCAACAACAACTTTTGTTTCAAAATAATTGTTTTCGATTCTTGTGCCAATTGATAATTCATTAAATGAACTTGTTCCACCATATACATGGTTATTTGAAAATATAGTGCCAGCCATAGCTAACAAATTAACTACATTAGACGTACCACCAGAAAATATATTATTTAAAACAAACATATCTGTACATTTAAAGCCTGAATCAACCATGCCTAATCCAGCAGACGTACCATTGGCAATTAATCGACAATTTACAATTCTATTTTCTACTAAAGTTGTAGAACAATTTGAACCAGATATACCATTGCTTGTTACAAGTAGTGCTGCTCCTGTACCACTTGATAAAGCATTTTGAAATAAACAATATCTAAATTCAGAATAAAATCCATACAAGACAAATACATTTGTACAAACATTATTTCCATCAAATGCCATATTTTCTACAATTAATTGATTATTTCCTGTTGTAGCATTATTTACATAAGCAGCCGAAGCAAATAAATAATTGTATGAACCAGTGTTAGATTGAATAATAGTTTCATACATTCCATCACCTTTTAAATATATGGCTTTATTTGGAATAGTAATAGTTGTTGCTAAATATGTTCCACTTGGAAAATAAATATTATTTGATGCGGCTAGTGCATTATTGATGGCCGTTGAATCATCAGTTGTACCATCACCTACAGCACCAAAGTCTTTAACAGAGACCATTTGCTGTAATTTTGCTTGTACATTGGTTGTTACTGCACCTGTACTACCTTGTGTGTAAGATATGTTATTTGAGCTTGTAGCAGTTGTACTTGTGCTAATTGCAGTAATAAAATCTACAACATCACCGACATTCAGTCCTGTTAAGAACGTCACAACAGTTGATGATGTTTCTAAATAGTTTGTAGATACAATTTGCTTTGATCCATTCACAAACACGCTTAAATTGTTTGTGCCAGGCACATAACTAATACCTGATAGCGTAAATACAGTTTGTCCTTGCGTTGCAGTAAATGTCTGCTCTTGCAAAGAATAAGCCGTAAAGTTGGAATTAATCCCTACCAAATTGTCATACGACCATACTTGAGCACCTAAAGAATTCGTCAATACAAACTTATAGGCATAAGTAGAAGTCAGCCAAATTTCATTAGGAACACGACCAGCAGAATCTAATACGATAGGATTAGAATTTAATATTGTTGCTTGTTGTGTTGTGTAAGTTGCAAGTGGAGTAGAAGTACCAGCTGCATAAGTATATAAAAGCCCACCAGCAAGAGGTATGCCATTATTATCAAAGAATTGAGCTGCTGCTCCCCCAACTGGTGATAAATTAACGGCCATTTTATATCCTTAATCTAAATTTTTTAGGCAACCAAGGTAAATCTACCTCTTGTAATTTTAATGCTTCTAGCTGATTTTTTAAATCTAATTCGATTAGATTATCTTCGCCTACAGATGTTTCTAATCGAATCCAATCTATAATGTCTTGTTCTTTTACGTCATCAAATGGTATCTTAATTGTTTGATCAGAAAACCAATGATTTCCTTCTACATTTACAGAAAAATCACCATTATTAGCAATAACTTTATAGAACGCATGAGTTATTAACCCTTCATTAGCACTAATTTTGATGATTTTCCATGTAAACATTAAAAACTATTCCATTAAAGGTTAAAATACGCTTGAACTGGTAAGTAATTTTGATTACTAGATTTGGCTATATCAGCCATATTTCACCTTTAATAGGCAAATGCAGTAATTAGAATAACGTCATTAGCGTTCATGTTTGCTGCTAAACCAGTTGTAATACTATAACTTGTTACAGTTGCAGATGTTGTTGTGCTTCCTGTCTGTTGTAAGAACAAGTTTGTACCACTTGTAACGTCAGCTGCGTAAACAATCCATCCATTAGTTGCAGTAGGAAAAGTAATTACTCCACTCGCTGCACCACCTGTACCAACTTTAACAGCAAAAGCATGGTTATTAACTGCTGTAACAACAGGGCCTGTTCCAAATCCTGTTACTGTTGGTAATACAGAACTTGCAACTAACGCACCATTAATACTAAAAGATGATACGTTTGCAGAAGTATTTGTAATTGTTCCACCAGTAATTGTTGGATTGGTAAGAACATTACCTGACATTGGTGGGCTAAAATAGTTACCAGACTGCCCTACTAAACCCAAACAATTGCCGTTTACGTCAAAATTGACTTGAACTGGTGTTGTATTTTGTGTTGATTGATTTGCTACTGAGTTTGAATAGGGCATTTTTTATCCTTAACTTTGATCAGCCATTGGCATTACATAAATCGTTCCTGAACTACCTGTAGCACAAATAGCCGTTATAGAATATGGTGTAGCTGGACAAGCAACTACAAATGGTTGCGACATCGTTACACCTAAAATAATACTCTGTGATGTGTTACCACCTGAAGGCAATACTGATGCTGGAGCAGTATTTGTAGCACCTAAAGGTTGAGAAACAATAGTAACAGCAACAGGGAAACTATTTGTATTTAATAATCCAACATAATTAACTTGATCATTTCCACTTGGTGTAATTGTAAGGGCAGTAGAAGATGCAGAAGTAACGCTAATTGCTGTTGTTGGCCCAACAAAACGAACTGCTGAAGTATTCGCCATGATTTATCCTTAAATTGCGTTTACAGGCAATGGATAGTTTTCTGCTCTTACAATCTGAAATTCATAAATACCAGAAGCTGGAGTTGCTGTACTAGCAGTTACATTACCAAATTGAATTGTTAATACACCAGCAGTTAAACAATCACATTCAGCAATGAAAATACCTGTTGTTTGATTAGCAATGTAACCTTGAGAAACAATAATATCAGTCGTTAATAGACCAGGCATATTGAATGTTTGAGCTACAGTAGTGGCAGCAGATACAGCTGTAGGAGTAATTGATGGTCCAATGTAAAAAGTTTCATGTGAATTTCCACGAGTAACTGTTGTAGATGACATATTTTTTCCTTTGCAAAGAAAACCAGAATTGGTTGTTTAATTATACATTAAAATTAAAAAAAACCCCCTTTTTTACGAGGGGGTTTTACAAAATTACATCAAATTATGATTGTACGCTAAAGTCATAGCCGTAAACATAAATATCAGCAGTAACAGCAGAACCTTGAGCAGTAGCTACGTTGAAATACAAGTTAGCTCCTGTTTGGGTTAATGTGTTTTGTGATGAAAATGTATTTACAACTGTAGAAGCAGTATTACCTGATAATGCTGTGTTAGCAGTCATATAAGCAACACCACCTTTTGAAGCAGCAGAATACAATGTTCCAGAAGCTGTTGCCAAACTTGTTGATGCGTTTGTAACGATAGTTTGGTAAACAGACCAGTTAGAACTGTTAATGATAGAAATTACTGTATCACCTGTAGAACTTAAGTTCACACCAATTGCAACTGCCAAAAGGCGAATCGCTTGGTTTGAACCCAATAACTGTGGGTGAATTGGGGATGATGAAGCTGCACCTGGGTTAGCCATTATATGTTCTCCTTATAATTAAGCTGCAACACGGCAAGCGAGTTCAGGATAGAGTGGAGCCCATCCGTACAATACGTCTAAACGAGTAGGAATACTGTCGTTGTTGATAGTGTATTGACGAACTACACGCATTGACAAGCCGATTTCTTTGTCAGAAGCACGACCAGCAAAGTGAACACCTTCAGGTAACTCTAAGTCAGCGACTGCGAGTGTGAAAGCATTTCTGTGCATGATAATGTTCTGCGGAGAAACTGTACCTGTGCTGTTGAACTGAGTAATTGCAGCAGAAGCTGTTGGTGAAGGAATTGTTACGTTTTGGAACTGACCAGCAGTAATAACAGCTGGAGAAACAGTAACAGTTGCAGATGCACCAGAAGCGATAGTTGCAGCAGATTTAACAACAAAGTTACGGAGCTTGTTAGAACCATAAGCTTGACGATTCTGTGGGTTAACTGCATAAACACCAGCGATAGTAATAGTATCACCTACGTTTAATACTAAGTTACCTGTATTAGCAGCAGTAATAACGATACCAGAACTTGAAGCCCAACCAGTTGTTAAGAAACCAGTTGCTGTTGTTGTAGCTACAGAACCTGTTACAGTAGTTGTAGAGTTGTTACCAAAAGTTTGTGAAACAACGTTTTGGTCCATTCTCCAGTTCATACCACCTGAATCACGACCCATCAAACCTTTACGATACTGTTCGCCAATTGCTTCTTGTGGCACAAATAAGCCTTTTAAAGAATCAACGATTGTTGCAGATGTAAATGGCTCAACGATACATGATCTACGGCCATCTCTTGGAGCACCTTCAGAGTCAAGATAAGCAGCAGCAGTCAAATAAGTAATAAGACCTGTTGGGGGAGTACCAGCAGTACCTACGATATTTGCTGTGTTTTGAGTAGCCATAACTAGACCATCTCTGTCGATTTTGTTAGCGATTGCAGCAACAGCTGGCTTTAATACACGATCGCTAAACATATCTAAAGACAATGCTAAGTCCTGAGTTGTGAATTGGGTATCCACATGGAATTGCGTGGACAATGTAACAGGTACAGAAGTTTCGTTAAAATCTTCTACGTTTAAAGCTGGGCCTGTTGTACCAATGAAACGACCTGGTCTTCTTACGTT